CGGTTGGCGGGGGTGGTGATCGAGCCCGTGTACTGCGAGGATGCACGGGTTCCAGGAGTGAAGATAGTGGGTAAAACCAAAGCTTCGCTTCCCTCTCCTCGCATAGTACCTGACGAAAGTTGGGTAGAATGGGTCGCCCAAGGAGGACCCGGCACTTCCACACCGGCGGGTGGGGAAACCGGAGAATCATACTCGGACCAAGTCCGGGTTGCGATCGGCCCCTCAGGCTACGTGCCTGCGCGAATCCACGAAGACGTGGTACCAATTCAACTCACAGAGTTCGCCAAACCAAGAAACTACCACATTGACAACGATGTGGCGGCGGCAGCGGAGACTATGATGATCGATTATCTTCGCCAGTCCGGCTGTGAGTTTGAGTTCTGTTCTGATGCCGAAGCCTGGAATGGCATCCGGGCTGAGGATGGAACGGAAATGTTAGGACCCCTGCCGATGGACACTTCCCCTGGTGCTCCATGGCAGCAAATGCTACCAAAAGGGAGACGCTCAAAAGCGGACGTGATGAACGCAATGCCAAATGTGTTCACTCGTTACATACACGAGGACTGGAATAGTCTGGATACGTGTGCACCGTATGTGTGGCCTTACACTGAACAAATTAAGGTCGAACTTCGAGATGCCCCTAGGGTGTTTCTGAAGAAGACACGACTGTACGACGGAGGACCCGTTGCGTACACGTGGTGCACGAGAAAGATGATTGGACCTTTCATGGCGCGGCTCTATTCGCTTGCGAAAACGCTGCGCTTCTTCTCGTGCGCAGGCATGGACGTTTTCCGCGGAAAGTGGAACTATTTCGTGGAAATATTGGTCAAGGCGTTCAAAGGTGAACTTGTGCCTTCAGACATAGCCAAGTGGGATAAGAATTGTCCATTCCCCATTTCGGACGTCTATGCGTATGTGCTTATGGCTCTTTGTAGAGACCGAGAGGCGTGGAGGATCGGCGTGCATGAACAACGAATGCGCGTATCTCCGATCATTTTAGCAGCCCTTGGTTTGATCTACCATGCAACCTGTGGCGTGCGCTCTGGCCGAGCTGACACAGTGATTTTCAACACGATGGGAGTCCTCTTCGTGATGTTCATGGGTTGGTGTGAACATACCACCCGTGACCAATGGAACATTCAGGCCTTCTTCTCCAACATAATGCCAAGAGGGTTGGGCGACGATCAGCTCGCCAACTTTCGACTTGGCTCCCCTGTCTCTTATGAGCAGATATTCTCAACCTTCAGAAAGCTGGGTTGGGACATCAAAGTAGAAGGGGCAGTTGGAGGGCCCGCAGATGTCATGTTTGCAGGGCGACGTTCCATGTGGGTTCGACAAGCCGAACAATGGTGGCCGATGCTACCGCGAGGACGCGTCATCGCCATCATGGAATGGATCAAGAGAGGACGTGGAGCTCAGCAACAGCTCGAACGTTGGTCCGCAGGAGTAATCTACGCCTTCCCGCTCCTGTTCGCAGAACCCTGCGATCCACTTTTTTATGTGATATGGGAAGGCTTTCAACACAAACA